TATACAAGAAATACATATCAACAAATTACATAGTTATTGTAATAAGTATGTACAAAACAAAAAGGACTACATCACTAAAAGGTGTAGTCCTTTTGAAAATAAATTTTATCAATTAAAATTTTATTAGTAATTTTGCAATAAATTTAAAACATTATGGATATGGCTAAAAGAAGTAGTAAATCAAGTAGTAAATCTACAGGTAGACCTAAACCAATGACTCCAAAAGCTGGATTTACCAAAACTAAAAGAAGATATGACTGTGGAGGAAAACTCTCTAAGTAAATCTTTACATAAGATAGAACTGTGGTTGATTAAAGTAATACCTTTTGTTATGGCATTTCTTTATTTTCTCAATACAGTTCTATCTTATTTTAACATAGATATAGTTCTATTATCTTACATTGGTGGTATTTCTTTATTACCATTGTTATTTATATATTTATGCTCTTTTGTATATAAATTTTGTCTGTTCAATAGATTGCCTATATATTATATAACAATAAATTGGGTATTAAATATTACAGATTATTATATACAAATACCAATAAATAATAGAAGTCTTATATCTATCTATTTAATGATTACTTTTATATTTATAGCACTATTAATATATGAACATTGTAAGAGAAGGTCTATCAAAATTGTTAAGAGAAATAGCAGATAAATTAGATACTAATACTTCTGAAATAGAAGAAGAACAAGCTTTAGAGATAATGAAATTAATCGCTCATTATCCTATAAGTAAAGAAAAGGCTGCTATAGAATTACATATTCATCCTAGTAGATTTGATACCTTAGTGAGAGAAGGTAAGATACCTAAAGGAAGGAAAATAATAGGTTTCAAAGAGAAGCGTTGGTATTTAGATGAAATACAAAATAGTGATTATGCAAAATCCCTAACTAAATGAAAGTTAGGGATTTTCTTTTTATATAATTGATGTTAGGAATCTAAGTCCATTTATATTATTTTTGCACTTGTAAGCTTACAAAAATTAATGTTTAACAAGTAAAAATTCAATTAAAATGGACGATTCTAAAGTTTTTATGTTCCCTGAAGGTGGTAATGCTTCTAGCATTGACCCTAACCTGTTGCTTGCCCTTAACAACAATGGTGGTTTTGGTGGTAATGGTAACTGGATTTGGATTCTTTTCTTATGGATGATGTGGGGTAACAATGGCTATGGTAATGGCTTTAACAACAATGGTGGTACTGGTTTTATTAGCAATCAGTTGAACAACAATGCTGGTAGAGACCTTCTGCTCCAAGCTATTAATGGTAGAGCTGATTCTCTCAATCAGTTGGCTACTATCCTCAACACCAGTGTTGAGAGTGTTAAGAATGGTATTTTCAGTCTGCAAAGTTCCATCCAGACTGTTGGTTCTCAGGTTGGTATGAGCGGTCTTGAGACTATCAATGCTATTCAGGCTGGTAACGCTACTCTTGGTAGACAGCTCTGTGAGTGCTGCTGCGAGAATAGACTTGCTATCTGCAACCAAACCAATACTCTGCAAAGTAGCTTAGCTGCTCATGATGCTTCTGTAAGATTACAGCTTGCTCAGAATGAGGCTGCTGACCAGTTGAGTGTTTGTCAACAGACCAATACTCTGACTTCTCAAGCTGCTAACAATACTAACGCTATTCTTGGTGCTATCAAAGACCAGAATGCTATGATTGTTGATAAATTCTGTGACCTTGAGAAGAGAGAACTCCAGAATAAGATTAATACTCAGGGAGATATTATCACTCAGCTGAGAAACCAAATCAGTAATGATGAACAGACCTTGAAGTTTAATGCTGCTTTCCATGCTATTGATGACAAGATTGATGCTATTGCTGCAAAACAGCCTAATACTGTTCCTGTTACTTGGCCTAATCTTATAGCTGCTAATGCCACTCCTTATGTCGGTGGTTATGGCTATAACAATGGTTTCTGTGGCAATGGTTTTGGTGGTAGTATAGTATTCTAAATAAGGAAATAGGAGGTTAAACATGGAATGTTGTAATAGAATTATAGCAACCAATGCTGGTGGTGTTCCTTATATTGTGAGTACTGCTACTACAGTAGGCACTACAACTGTTGATATAGCTCTTGGTTTTCGTAGAATACAGCCTGTAGGTTATCTTACTATCATTATTGATGATGTAATTCCTACTACTGCTACTACTACTTTGCCTGTCACTCTTACAATGAATGGCACTACTAGAGCTTTAACTTTACCTAACGGTACTCCAGTTACTGCTGCTGAACTGTTGAATGTAAGTAATATTATAGTCTTTAATGACAGAACTAGAGGTTTACTTACTTTAATGTCACGTACTATAGCTTAATAATAATTAAAATTTAATAATCATGTTTTCAAATTTAACTCCAAACAGTGTTCTGTATATTGCTGATTTAAAGAGCACTCCAAAAATAATAAGTGGTCTTATAGAAAGAGTATCTTTGCCTAGACAAAGATATAATAACTTCAATCCTACTCTAGAGATGGTAGTAGACATTACTGCTAATATAGGAGGAGAAAGAAGAGAGTTTAAAAGTGTTCCCAACAATTCTATAGCAGATTTTGGTGAGGATAATTTTATATTAGCTGAGAATAAAGATACTTTAATTTCTTATATCACATCAATGAGACAAAATAGTCAAAAGATTGTAGATAGTATGGAGAAACATCAGTCTCTTATAGCTAAATATGACGAAGCTTTAAATGAACTCAATCCTAATCAAGCAGATAAAGAAGTAATTAAAGATTTACAAAGTCAAATTGCTACTTTACAACAAGGTATGCAGACATTACTTGAGAAGTTAACTAAAGAAAATAATAACTAAGAAAGGACTTTATTATGATTATGGTTTCATTTAGAAATAGAGAGGACAAAGAACATCTTCTCAAGAAAGCCAAAAAGATGGAAGAGTATGCATCTATGGTTGTTGAATGTCTTGAAAATTCTGATTATGATGAGGAAGGATATTCTGAAAGAAGTATGAGGAATTATAGAGATGATGATGAAGAGATGCCTGGCAGATATGGTTATCGCAGATACAGAAGAATGTAAATTATTAACCAGGGGATAGCCAATAACTATCCCCTTTAAATTTTAATTATTATGCATAAGACTAATTTAACTCAATTTGATGAATATCCTGAAGCAATGCTCATCTATATGAGAAATTATGGTCCTCATTTCAACAGAAAGCTTTATGAGTTTGCTGCAAGCAATATGACCAAAATGGTTAATGGTGTAGAAAAACCTATTAAACCTTATACTAAAGAAGAAGTTACTAATATGCTTATCAACAATGGTGTAGAGGTTAAAAGAAATACTTTATATGATGCCACTTATGTGGCTTTAATGTGTAAAGCAGATTTCCTCAATTCAAGTATTATTGATGATAGACATTTAGCTTTGTATGTAAAGGATGTAATAGATGATGTAGATGCACCTGACGGATTAGTATTTAACAGATTTTATGCAGATTGTTGTTATAAAGGTATACCTATAGATTGGGATGAAATGCTTTAATGTTATAAGACAAGATATTGATGTTGATGGCTATTGGAAAATAATAGTTGCATATAATGTCTGTCTCGGAAAGAAAAATACGGGTTTTACTTTTACAGATTTTGATAAACATAAGAGTGTGGTTGGTATATCAAGAACTACTTCACAAGAGCAGTTCTTAAATACTATAGTACACGAAGCTAAACATGTACAGTCACATATATGTAAATATTATGATGTAGAAGAAGACTCTGAAGAAGCAGCATATCTCATAGGGTATATTATACAACAAATGCATAGAGTATTTAAAAATATGATAGGTACTGGTATTAGATAACCAGTACCTTTATAATTAAAATAGTTTATCTATAAATTACATTACTTTAATTTATGTATTTTTGCAAAAATTTTAAATGTAATGAGTGCTATAGATAAACAACTTATAGGTTCTAATTTTTGTGGTCTAGATTGTATAGATAATAATAATCCAATACATCCCGAAACATGTACTGAGAATATTAAAATTACTCACAATTCAAATGTATCTTTAGATGCTTGGCTTGAGAAAAACGCTAAAGGTGGTTTTGGTGACTACACTAGTATGAAGGAGTGGCTAGCAGATAATTTTAGCACCTCATCAGATTATATCCTTCCTATTGCAAGTACTAGCACATTAGGGGGAATTAAATTTAATGACCAATATTTTAATATAGATAACACAGGAGTGCTTTCTCTTAATAGCCTCGAGATGAAATTTGTTCTTGATGAACGTTTTGGAGATTCTATAAATATTGGTATATTAGAAAATTCATTTGGTGACTCTACTGCTTTTTCCATACCAAAAATAATTACAAAATTAAATATAAATAGTGACAAATTATCTGCTATATCTTATATAGGTAGCGTATCGCAGGAAACTAGTATAGTGACATTAGACACTCTGTCTTCTTATATTGCAAATAATTCCTATATGAAAAACAGTCTTAATAATAGATGGGAATTAAGACGTAATAATAATACCATTATACTTGCTGATACTATAGCACAAACTTCCTCACAAATAACCTTACCTTATACTAATTATACAGCAGGGTTAAATATCAATATAAATAATGGTGTTATCAGTGCAACTGACACTACTTATGAAGTATTTACAGGTACTAATGCAGGACTAGTTCCAGCATCTACAGCAGAAGATACAGATAAATATTTAAGAAGTGATGGTACTTGGGCTGACCCTAATTATAATTCCACAAAATTATGGACATCAAACGGATTGTCTGACCACTATTTTAGAATAACCTCAGATATGGTTACTAATCCATCAGTCAGTACTCCTGCTTATGTACCTTTATTTACTATTAATATGTATCAATCAGAAAATAGTTATAAAGCAAGTCACTTATTTGAAATAACAAGTAGACTTGACCATCAGTATTACGGTAAATTTCTATTAACTTATTATAAAATAAATAATACTCAAGGAGACCCCGTTAAAGGTATTTTAACTATTACAAATACAGCTGACACTTCATTAAATATCGTAGCATATTATGATGATGAGGAAAAGAAGATTAGAGTATATAGGAAATATACAGCAAGTAGTTTTCCTGATACTTTTATAGTTTCAATATTGGGTCAAAACAATCCTTTTTATACTCCACAACAATGTAGTTATGAATATTATTGTACTTCAATACAAGATAATGATATTATAATTAGCTCTGTTGATGTAATTACTAGCCCGAGTGGTACAGTAATACCTTCGACAAATTAATAATTAATATTAAAATATAAAAATTATCAACTTTACTGTAAAACTAATTAAATCAAAATGGATTGGAATTCTGTTATTATTGACTTTTTATCTGTTACTTCAATATTAAGTATCGTAGGCTTAATAAGATTTTGGAGGCAAAACAAAAAGCTTAAAAACAATGAAGTTAAAAAAGATGATGTAGAGACACAAAAAGCTGAAATAGACTTGGCTAATCTTTATAAAGAAGAAATGCTTAAAGTTATAGATTTGCTAAAAAGCTCTCAATCACAGAGTAATGGAAATCAGAAACAAATATTAACTAAACTTGGTGGTCTAGATGATAGATTAGAAAAAGTAGAAATGAAGATAGGAGATATAGAAACTTATCTTAATGGTCCATACCACAAATGGCTTAGTGAACAGAAGAAATAAACTAAAATAATTTAATAGCTACATTAAAACAATTAGTTAATTGTTCTATTATTCAATAAATTAATATTTTTGCATAAAATTTAAAGGAGATTAAAATTATGGAAGAAGATTTTTTAGACCTTGGATTTGTAGACAGTTCTATACTGGATGATGTAAAGCCAGTGACAGAAGAGCCTAAAAATCCAGATGAAACACAAGAAATTCAGGAAGATAAAAAACCTGAAGAGAAAAAAGAGGACATTGACAACAATAAGGAAGTAAAGAGGACGGAGAGTGCCCCATCTGATAATAAAGAGACTGGTTCTCCTAATTTAAGTTCTTCCATTGCCCAAGCTCTTGTAGATGAGGGCATTCTTCAGACTCTTGATGAAGAAAGGCTTTCTAAAATTACTGATGCACAGAGTTTGTTAGAGGCTCAAGAGGAAGAAATTGACAATAGAGTAGACAGTAAGCTTACTGAGATTCAAAAAAGAGTTAATGATGCCCTAAATTATGGTGTAGAACCCACAAGAGTACAGCAGTATGAACAATGGATTAAGACACTTAATGATGTAACTGATGAAACTCTTGAAGGAGAAGAAACAGAAAATGAAAACTATAGAAAGACTCTTATTTATCAAAATTATATAGCCAAAGGTTTTGAAAAAGATGATGCTTTAGATATGGTTAATCGTTCTGTTGAAAGTGGGAAAGATGTAGAAGATGCAAAAAAAGCACTGAGTTCTTTGAAGAAATATTATGAGACAGCTTACAATACTGAAGTAGCAGAAGCTAAGAGACAGCACGATAAGTATGTTGCAGACCAAAAGAAACAATTTGAAGAACTAAAAACATCTATTCTTGAAGATAAAGATAACTTCTATGAACAATTTGAATTAGGTAAATCTGCCAGACAGAAAATATTTGATGTTGTAGCTAAACCTAGTATTGTAGAGGATGACAAAAGATTTACACCTCTTCAGAAGTTTATCAAGGATAATCCCAATAAAGCTAATAAAATTATAGGTACTCTTTACGTTCTTACAGATGGATTTACTGACTTTAAAGGTTTGATGAAAGGTGAAGTAAAGAAGCAGGTAAGAAAGAGTATTGAAAACCTTGAAAAAGTTTTAAGTCAAAGTAGAACTGTTACAGATGGTTCTTTGCAATTTAAGTCAGGTATTGGTGCAGAAATTCCCAATAATAAAATTGTAGACTTTGATTTTAGTGAATTTGATATGAATTAAACTTAATTAATAAAAATAAATTATGAAAATTAACGGATTAAAAATTAGACCTGCCCAGATGATTGGTGGCGGTATTACTCAGATGAAGTCTTTGGCTGAACTGGGTCTAACCATGCCTCAGCATCTTGAGAAAATGGTCACTAGACTTTGGACTGCTAATTATGGGCCGTCATTTAGTAATTTGATTGATAAGTATGCTAAGACTATGACCTTCGAGGCAGCTGAAGATTATTCTTGGAAGCTCATGGGCTCTACTTATCAGAACATCCCTCTGATTGAGGCTAGAGATTCTGCTGGTAATCCTATTAATAGTTCATCCAGTGATATGGTTGGAGCTAATGGTGAAATACTTCAGCTTGTATTTGAGAAAGCTTTCTTTGGTGATGGAACTTTGGTGCTTGGTAAACATAATGAACTCTATCCTTTGAGAGTTATGGGTGATGGTTTTGCTGAAGGCTCTAACTGGGTTATTAATGTTACTCTTATGGGTAATGCTTATACAGGTATTCCTAAAGAAGACCTTTATGCTGGAGAAAGATTCAGTAGAAGCTTTGCTCCTGTTGAGGATGAACTTTCAAGAAGAGTTGGTAATATTGTGAAGAGTACTCCTACTGAAATGAGAAATGGTTGGACTACTATTCGTAAAGACCTTAAGTTCACTGGTGCTGCAAATGTACAGCAGAAGCTTTGCTGCACTCTTCCTGTCCAAATGCTGGATGAAAATAATAATGTAGTAAAGAAGGAAGTTGATACTTGGTTTACTTATGAAGAGAATATTTTCTTCAATGAGTGGAGAAAAGAAAAGAATGATGCTGAACTTTGGGCTAGAGATAACAGAACTGCCAATGGTCAGTATGTAGACTTTGGTAAGAGTGGTAATGTTATCCGTATGGGTAATGGTATTATGGCTCAGATGGAACCTGGTCAGACTATTTACTACAGCCAGTTTAATATTGATGATTTGGTTGAAAGTCTGCAAACTATCTTTGAGAATGGTAATGTTCCTTTCAGTGAGAGAAAGATAGTTTTGGTTACTGGTCAGAGAGGTAAAATTCAGTTCAGTAATGCTGTAAACCAAACTTCCAGTGGCTTTATGAGAGCTGCCAATGGTGTTATTAATAGCTCTAATTCTGAAATTGATGCTGTTGCTCTTGGCCTTATCAAGAATAATAATGGTCAGCTCACTTATACCACTGCTCAGTATGACAGATATATTGGTCCGAATGGTATTGAGATTGAGGTTGTTGTTGACCAGAGTCTTGATGATAAAGTCAGATTCAAAGAGCCTGGTATCAATGGTAAGGGTGTTCTTCAGTCCTATGCTTACTATGTCTTTGATATGGGTAGTAGCACTGAGCCTAATATCTATCGTTGCAAACTGACTAACAGCCAGTATAGTGACTATATGAGATATATGCTTGGTATGAGAAATCCTTGGGGTATTGAGGGTAAGATTATCTCCAGTGATGAGGATGCTTCTTCGATGCATACAATGACTTCTCTTGGTGCTTGTATCCTTGACCCAAGTAGATGCTTGAGATACCTTCCTGTTGGTCTCTAATATATATCAACTTGTAGGATGGGAGACTGTCCTACAAGTTCTAAGAACTTAAATAAAAGAAATTTTTAAAATCTTAAATTATGGAAGAACAGAAAATTAAAGGTAGACCAAGAAAAGAGAATTTCAATCCTCTTAGGAAGGAATTTGTTAATGTCAAATTCATACGCTCTGTAAGTAGTATGTATTCAAATGAATCTCCATTGAGTGGAGGATTGGCAGAAACATCGAGTATTACTTATGCAGTTCCTCTGAGAAATGGAGCTATTGTACCTATACTTACTCCAGATGAGCAAGAGTTCTTTGAGAATTATTTCAGACTTCCTGAAGATTCTATGAATCCTAATGCTATTGAAAACAACTATTGGACTACTTACAATAGAGGTTATATCAATAGAGTAACTCTTGAAAAGACTGGTAAAAAGCTTGATTTGAGTGTAGCAAAAGATTATATTGAATATAAGATATTACTTGCAAACAGTGAGTATATTTGTCCTAATCAAGAAACTCTGGAAAACAGTAGAAAAGCTACCTATAGATTTGTATTGAACAACGAAAATACTGTTGCAGACAATGCTGGTAAGAGTGCTGACTTGAAGTTTGAGCTGTTTGAAATTTATGGTAAGTATAAAGAAGATGCCAATATGCTTAGAACAATCATTTATTTGGTTGAACATAAGAAGGTGTCTCCTAATACTAAGATTGAGCTTCTTAAAGAGAAACTTACTAATATGATGATTAATGATGCTAAAGATTGTTATCCTGTTATGAGCAGTAAGACTCTTGAGCAAAAGAAAGCTATCATCATTGGTGTTGAAAAAGGTATTATCTCTGATAGAAACAATTTCTTCTATCTTGCAGAGAATGGTAAGCCTTTAAGTAATGACTATGAAGAGCCTAATCTCAATAATGCAGCTAACTATCTTGCTGATGTAGTTAACCAAGAGTTATATTTTAGTATTACTAAAAAACTTAAATAATGGATATACAAGAGTTTTATAATGAGTTTAATCTGGTTTACAATAATTTAGCATCTAACCAAGCACCTGGTTTAGATAAGTATGAGATTAGTGTGTACTTAACTAAAGCAGAAGAACTTTATGTTGATACATTATATGCTGAATTTGAGAAATCAGAAGATGCTCGTAGAAAACTCACTCCTATAGTAGTAACTGCTAAACTTAATCCTATAACTATAGCTTCTGATAAAATCATATATCCTGATTATACTACTACTTATGAACCATTAGATAATGTAAGATATATAATCAATGAACAAGTAGTATTAGGGAATACCAATGATAGATGTACTAAAAATTTACGCCTTAAAGTACAACCTATATTACATGATGAAATAGACAGTGTAATAAGCAATCCTTTCGAATTTAATAATAGAAGAGCTTTAAGACTAGATACAGATAATTATATTGAAATACTCACTAAGGCAAAACCTGTAAGTTACTATCAAATAAGATATGTAAAGAATCCAGACCCTATTATATTGGATGATTTTGATGAAGAAATTAATGGTATAAACCATATAACACTTGAGGGTTCTTTACCTAAAGAAACTCATAGGAAAATAGTTGAGATAGCTGCTAAAATGGCTTATAATGACTATAAACAATAAATAAATTAAATAAATAAATGGTTAATTAACAAAAGTATTAATTAAAAAATTTTAAAACTATGTTGTTTTCGGACATGCAAACCAAGCATTTTTATGCTTTGAATGCTGCTACTGATGGTAGCACTGGCGTTCTGTACGCTGTTAAAACTCTTGCTAACTCTGATAATGTTAGAGTTGAGCTTTATAAAGATGCCACATCTAAAACTGCTGGCAAAGCTATGGCTACTACTGATATTATTAACAGAAAGCTTATTAAGAGAGCTAAAGTTAATGAAGTCAAGCCTACTTATTATCGTAACTGGACTATTACTGCTCCTACTTCTGTAGCTGCTGGTACTACGTACTATCTGTATTTCTATCTTGAGAATATGCTAGGTTTTGGTATGCAGGATAGATGGGATAGAGTTGCTGCTTATACTGCAACTGATACTACTGTTGCTACTGTTATGCAGAACCTTGCTCTTGACCTGTGGGGTAAGTTGAATGCTGCTGGTCCTATCAAGAATGATTTTGATGTGTACTATGGTGGTACTCTCGTGACTAAATCTGATTTTGAAACTCACACTCTGCCTACTGCTACTAGTGGTACTAACATTGTTGTAAAAGAAACCCTTGCTGGTTCTGGTATTGATATGAATGAGCTTGCTCTTAGAATGCACGCCAATCCTTATACTTACAATGTGACTATGAGCACTGGTAAGTCTGTTAATGGTGCTATCGAGCCTTGGACTGCTACTCAAAAGGAGATTAAAGGTACTCCTGATACTGACAGAGTTTATATCAGTGCTGCCACTAAAGTTCTTGCTATGGAACTTTATTTCCTGCGTAACAGAGGTGACCTGTATGACCTGAGCAATGATTTCAATATCAGTATTCTTAATGAAACCAATACTAACACTAATGCTGCTAGCTACTACACTGTTGATATTGACTATGCTTTCAGTGATACTCAGGGGTACACCTATCATAGTGACAAGCAGCTTAGCATTGCTGTTCCTGGTGCAGCTGCTGGCACTGCTTCAGCTCCAGCTACTGCTTTGATGAATGCTATTGTTGGTGATACTGTCAACAGCCTTGCTGCTATTGTCAAGGATACTAATATTGGTAACTCTGCTCTTAACACCAGAGTAACTACTCTTGAGGGTTAATTTAAAAGTACTCAAAAATAAAAGGGATGTTTAATTACATCCCTTTTTTATTTTATATATAGATGTAATTGAAATATTTTTAGTACTTTTGCAAAAAATTTAATACCATGACTTGGAGAGAATTAGTTTATATGATTACTGACATTACTAAGCAAATTAGTGATGATAGTAATTTTAATGAAGACCATATAGCTTTTTTATGCAGTAAGTATAGGAATTATATATTAAACCAACAGTATCTTACTAATAAAAAAACTATAAATGAAGCAGACTATCAAACTATATGTATTACTTTAGAACCTTTTGAATTAGATATATGTCCTAATGAAAGAATATTACGAAGTGTTGAAGAAATACCTTTTACTATGACTATAGGTTCTAAAACTGTATATCCTAGTGGTATATATTCAATAAGAAGTAAAATGAATCATATAGACTTTTTAAGATTTCCATATATAGGCAATAAATATAATAAAAGTGCCATCTATACTTCTATAGGTCCTGACAATCATTTATATGTTAAATCTGAACAAGAAGGTTTTATATATATGGAAAATGTATCATTCAGAGCTATCTTTGAGGATATACAGAAGTCTTCATTACTTGAAGAGAAATGTAAAACTGGTTGCTTGGAATGTGATATAATGGATACTAGATTTCCTTTGGAAGATGCTTGGGTCAATACTCTGATTAACTTAGTTGTTAATGATTTAATCAGAGGTATTAATATGCTCAGAGACAATCAGAATGATGCTACTGATGATTCTGACCAATTGGCTAGAATGATTCAAAATTATACAAACAATCGTTTTAAGTCGTTAATGAGGGATAATCAAAATAATAATAATGCATAAAGTAGATAATAATAGAAAATTTTGTGTTTATAGACACACATCTCCATCTGGTAAATGCTATATAGGTATTACCTGTCAAAATCCTATCAAAAGATGGGGAAATGGTAAAGGCTATTATAGTAAAATAAAGAAATCTGGAAAATACTCTCAACCTTATTTTGTTCACGCTATAGAAAAATACGGATGGGACAATTTTAATCATGAGATATTATTCACAAATTTAGGAGAATTACAAGCTAAATTACTAGAAATAAGTTTAATAAGATTTTATAAAAATCAAGATTTATCTTATAATATAACAGATGGAGGAGATGGTGTTTTAGGAGTGCATCATACATCTTGGAATAAAGGACTTAAGATGCCAGAGGAGAAAATAAGAAGAGGTTATCATTTAACTAAAGAACATAAAGAAAAGTTATCCATAGCTCATAAAGGTAAAGCAGTTTGGCCTCCAGCCAGACCAATAAATTTATACACAGCAGATGGCCAATATTTAGATACTTTTGAGAGATGTTCTGATTTAGCCAGATATTTAAATGCATCACCTAGTAATGTAAATCAAGTATGTTTACATAATTATGCTTCTATACAAGGAATGCAAGTACGTTATGTAGACGATAATACGCCTTTATTGAATATGGATTATTATACAAAGTTAACTTCTGACCCTGTTGAATTGATTGATGAAATTACAGGAAACATTTATATATTTCCAACTGTTTATTGTGCTAGTAGATATACTACTATACCACAATGTTATTTAATTAAAGCTGCTAGCAAACAAGTACCTAAAACACATAACGTTATTTGCAGATTTTTAACTAATAATCGTAGAGGTAAAAAAAGTAGAAAGTGTAATAAGAATAATAATGAATAGAGCCAAAGAAAGATACAAAATAAGAATGGAAGGTAAGGACAATAAAAGTCTTTACCATTCTATTACTAGAAGAGATATAGCAAGAGACATATTAAGGAAGTATTCTACTACTGACAGATATAAAGGTATTACAGAACATTTGATAAATCTTGTTATTAGTAGAATATTCCAATTAAAGATAGAAGAAAGTCTTTTTAAAGGATATATAAATATAGGAAGTAATTTAGGTAAGCTATTATTAATTGAATATCAAGGTAACAAAAGTAATGATTTTAAAAAGCATGGAGTAAACTGGGATAGGACATTAGATTTATGGTTAGACAATCCTAAAGCTAGAGAGAATAAAACTTTGGTAAGATTTGTAGAAGAGCAAAGAAAAATAACTTATTATTGGAAAAGAAAAGGAGTATCCAATATCCGTTACTATAGTTTCAAAATATCCAGAAATATGCAGAAAAGACTTAACCAAATGATAAAAGAAAATAAACCCATATTAACCTTACAGCCATGAATAGAGAAAGATTTGTGTCTCTTAAAGAGATTATAAATAGAGTACATTTATTAGGAGGTGATATAGTTAATGATATTACAGAGGATGACATTATTACCTATACTATTGAATTGATAGGTGTAGTAGGTATGCCAGCATTATTCCAGCATAAAGTGGAAAACTTGGAAATCAAGAAACATAGAGCTGTACTGCCTTGTGATTTTTTGCAGGAAGAAGGTATCAAATGCTGTAGTAACCATTTCAATGCTTCTACTGACATGTTTGATGTTAGAGAAAGCAAGACCAATGTACCTACTTATAAAATACAAGGGAATTATATTGTAACATCTGTAGAGGAAGGTTATATACAATTAGCCTATACTGCCATTAAAACAGATGAAGATGGTTATCCTATGATTATAGATGACCAGTCTTTTATAAGAGCATTGGTAAGTTATATTGTCTACAAAAAGGTTTACACTAATTATATCAATGGTAGACTTCCTAACGAGAATATTATGGAAAGAGTAGAAAGAGAGTATGAGTTTAATATAGCTCAAGCTTCTCATCATTTATCTATGCCTACTGTTGATGAGTTTGAGAATATAGGAAGAATGATGAACAGCTTTATTTTCAGAGCTAATTCAAGAAAAGAAGGTTTTGCTAACATAGGTGATGAAATGCCTACTACCATTACTCATTCTAATGTTACTAGTTTTGATTTTATAAATCCTTTACATTAAAATTATGATACAGAAACAGTCATATCAGATTACTGGGATGAGACAAGATAATCTTGTAGCTACAGGTTATAGTAACAAGTTTGCCCATGAAATAAAAAATATGAGACTGAATACTGTAGGAGATTATACTACAGCTTCTTGGACTACTGAGAAAGGTACTAAGGAATATAAGTTAAGATGGGTTAATTATACTGCTGCCAATGATGAGACTTTATATCCTTTAGGTCAAGCTGTAATAAATGATACTTGGGTATTGTTCTGCCTAACTAATAATAACCAAGGAATTATTATAAAAATATATGAAAATTCTCTACCAACAGATAATGTTTTATATGCTTATGTGTTATATAAGGATTTAAACAATTCAATAAATTTTGATAGAGAGCATCCTATAGAAACTATTACTTTTTATGAAGCAGAAACTATACAAAAAGTATATTGGACTGACGGAGTTAATCAGCCTAGAATGATTAATATATATACTGAAGGTATTGAAACTCCCAATAGTAATCCTGATTTATATAACTTTGTAAGAACTGTAGCACTTAATGAGACAGTAAATGTAGAAAAAATACAAGGTGGTGCAGGACAATTTCCAGCAGGTACTGTCAAATATGCTTTAACCTATTTTAATAAATATGGTCAAGAAAGCAATGTTATATGGACATCAAGACTATATTATCCCACTAAAGGAGAAAGAGGTTTAGCTCCAGAAGAATTATCAGGTGATGAGTTTAAAATTACTGTCAATAACTATGATAAAATAAATTATGACTATTTAAGATTATATTCTATTGTAAGAACTACAGATGATTCTACTCCTATAGTAAGAATAGTAGAAGACCAGCCTGTAAAAGGTAGAAATGATGACATTGTATTCATAGACCCTAACACTAAAGGGGAAATAATAGACCCAACTATACTACAATATTTAGGAGGTGTAGAAATAACTGCTGAAACATTCAATCAGAAAGACAATACCTTATTCTTAGGTAATATTAATCTTAAGAGAAAGTCGCTAAAACAAACTTGTATAGATTATAAAATTGATTTAATTCTTTCAGAAGCACAATTTCCTAGAGGCTTTGAGTTAGGAGGTGATGTAAACACTTATTTTAAAGAAATAAGAACTGGTGCTGATACTGGATTTTATCCTTGGTTTAACCAGTTAAATGAAAGAAGTCAAGTAGGTACAATAGTAGATTTAGGTGAGGGAAGAGATTCTATTACATACAAAGCAGCTAGTCCTAAAATATTCAAATATGGTGAAACATATAGGTTTGGTATACAATGTCAAGATACTAAGGGTAATTGGAGTGATGTAGTTTGGGTTGGAGATTACACTAATACTTTTGCCCCACAAAATAATATGTCTAAAAGATTTGCAGTCTTTAGATATACATTGAAACAGTCTAATGCTATCAAACTATCTCAAGCAGGTTATAAAAGAGCTAGATTAGTATGCTGTTATCCTACTAACAGTGATAGAAGTATATTAGCTCAAGGAGTATTGTGTCCTACTGTATGGAATAAAAAATGGAAAGAAACACATTCTCCTGATTATATCTCTTCTTGGTTTATGAGGACAGGGCTTCTAGAGTCTGATAACATCACTAAGATTGATAAAAGAGAAATTCAGAGCAGTGAAGAAGACCAACTTGTTTCGCTCCCTAATAATTCAGAGTTTTGTTTAGATACACAGTACCTTACTTTTCATTCTCCTGAAATTCAATATGATGAATCCATACAAACATTAGATTGGTCTAAACTTAGACTAAGAATAGTAGGTACTGCAAATCCTACAACTTATGCTTCTAAACTTTATCTTGATG